TATGAGCGCACGCTCATCCAGGCGCTTGAAGAGCAGAACATCTTCCGCAGGCTTGCCAGCGTGATCAACACCTCATCCGGCGACCGCAAGATCCCGGTGGTGGCGTCCAAGGGCACGGCTGCCTGGGTCGAAGAGGAATCGGCCTACACGGAAAGCGACGAGGCCTTCACGCAGGTTTCCATCGGCGCCTTCAAGCTGGCCACCATGATCAAGGTGTCCGAGGAACTCCTCAACGACAGCGTGTTCAACCTGGAAACCTACATTGCCCGCGAGTTTGGCCGGCGCATCGGCAATAAGGAAGAGGAAGCCTTCCTCACGGGCGACGGCAGCGGCAAGCCGGTGGGCCTCCTTGACGCGACAGGCGGCGCGCCGGTGGGCGTCACCTCAGCCTCCGCCACCGCCATCACCCTGGACGAAGTGCTGGACCTCTTCTATAGCCTGAAAGCTCCTTACCGTGGCAAAGCGCAGTTCATCCTCAACGACGCCACTGTCAAGGCCATCCGCAAGCTGAAGGACACGACCGGCCAGTACCTCTGGCAGCCCTCCATCAAGGAGGCAACGCCCGACACCATCCTCAACCGGCCTCTTCAGACCTCGGTGTATATGCCCGCCATCGCGGCCGGCGATAAAGTCATGGCCTTCGGCGACTTCAGCTACTACTGGGTGGCTGACAGGCAGGGACGCGTGTTCAAACGCCTCAACGAGTTGTTCGCCGCGACCGGCCAAGTCGGCTTCATCGCGACGCAGCGCGTGGACGGCAAGCTGATCCTGCCCGAGTCTGTCAAGTTGCTGCAGATGAAGGCTGCGTAACCGCATAATGTAACAATGGGGCAGGCTCGTAAAAAGGTCTGCCCCTTCTCACGGAGGGAAAAATGGCGCTAGCTACTGTGGCTGAAGTCCAAGGCATGCTGGGCATTACGGACGATCTGGACGGAAGGCTTCCGGGACTTGCTGATACCGCTTCCAGCCTGATCGAGGAGTACCTGAACCGCAGACTAGTGAAACAGGAGCATACGCAGCAGTGCACGGGCGGCGGACAGATCCTCTACCTAAGCGCGTTCCCGGTGGAGAGCGTCACCAGTGTTACCAGAGAAGGGGAACCCCTCGGCGACTGGTTCCCGGACCGTGAATACGGAATCCTTATCAGAAAAGCCGGATGGCCTTTGGTGTGGCCCGGATACCAGGTCATATACACCGGAGGGTACGAACCGTCGGCGATCCCGCTTCCAATCAAACAGGCCTGCGCTTTGCTGGCCATCAGCCTGAACGACAGCCTGACGCACGCAGGGCAGAAGGTCGCTTCGGAAACCATCGGGGACTACAGGGTCACCTACGCGACTGACGCATCCAGGGGCAAGGGCGTCGAAGCGTTGTCGCCTGTCGCCGCCAACCTGCTGAAACCCTATCGACGGATCACCTTTTAGGAGTGAAAACATGGCTAGCCTCATGCGCCGCCTTATGAAACAGGCAATCGGGCACCGCGCCCTCACCGGCATTGACAGGAAAGGCAGCCCAACCTACGCGCCTGCGCGAGACGAAGCCGCTTCCGCCATTCCCGGCAGGCTGGCGCTTGCGGAGACAGTCATGGTGGACGAGGACGGAAAACAGATCTCAAATATCGCAAAGCTATACACCGAAGCTGCTGTTGGTACAGGCGACCTCATTGCTCACAGAGGCCGGGAGTGGACGGTGATCAAAGTCGTGGAGCGCCTGAACCTGCATGGGAAGAGAGACCATTTGGAGGTGTACATGAAGTGAGCGGCAAGAGCAGCATGAATCGGTTCCTTGTGAACAGCAGCCTGAGGAAGTTCGCCCGCTTGTGCGGCGCGGCTACAGAAGATCAAGTCGATACGATCGTCACGGAAATCGGCAAGCGTTCCGCGGTCCGCGCCCCGAAAGGTGAAACCGGGAACCTGAAAAGCAGCATGAAGGCAGAGACCGACACGCAGGACGGCAACATCCAGGGTAGGGTCGTTTTCGGTTCAAAACGCGGCATGGAATATGTCGTGGTGCAGCATGAGCACACCGATTTCAAGCATCCAAACGGCGGGGAGGCTAAGTTCCTGGAACGCACAGTGATCGAAATGACGCCCGGACTGCAGGCGGAACTGGCAAAATCACTGCGTGACAGCGTGCTGGGAGGTGGATGACATGCTGGAAGCGATAGCAGACCATCTCCAAACCTATGAGCATTTCCCGCAGATCTTCATCGATTATCTCCCGGATCAACCCGTTGACTGCATCGGTCTTTTCTGCTGGGAGAACGCGTCGCCTGCCATGCCGGACGGATCCAGCACGCGCTATGTGCAGGTGCGCGTGCGAAGCCGGGTCTGGACTGACGCCATGATTTCCTGCACACGCATCCTGACGCTTCTGGACAGCGGCCCGGATGAAACCCCGCTGCCCCTGGACTTCCCCGGTGCCGTGATAGGCCGTCCCCGCAGGTGGCCTGTCCTTATGGAACGGACGCCCGACACAGTCACCGTGTACGCTGAGATAGCTCTCTGGGGAGAGACCAATCAGCACTGAGAGCAACAAATCCACACTGAGAGCGTGATTTTCCACACTCTCAGTGTGGTTTTCATCAAAAATCATGATTTGAGGAGGAACCATCCATGGCCAAGAAAGCACTGAAAGGCTTCGGGAACGTCAAGTACTTCCCCCTGACCGCCAATACCGCCACCGTTTTCACCCCGACCAATCCCGGCACCGCGCTGGGCGTAGGCGCGCGCTCCTGCACCGCCAGCGACACGCGAAACGAATACAAGATCCCCGGTGACGACGGCATCTACGACCAGGGCAGCGAGTATGAGAGCACCGAACTTCAAATATCCGTCAATGAGATGCCGCTGGAAGTGCTGGCGGACCTGACCGGCGCAGAATATGACGACCTGACCGATGTCATGAGCGAGGGCGAACTCGACAATGCCCCCGAAGTGGCGCTGACCTTCTCCGGCCTGCGCTCCGACGGCGGCTACCGGCTCTACCAGTACCTCTGCTGCAAGCTGACCAGCTATAAAGCTGACCTGAAGGCCCGTCTGGACAATGGCAACGATGTGTCCCAGTACCAGCTGACTTTCCTTTGCCTGGGCAGGGCTGCGGACAAGAAGGTGCGCCTGACCAAGGACGTGGACAAGCCTGTCGGCGGCGCCGCGGACCTCACCTGGCTGAACACCGTCGCGGCAGTACCGGCTGTCTGATGAACCCAATCGATGACAACATCGGCGGCTTCACGGGAGGCCGTCGATCTCTTTTTGAAAGGAAGGTGGTCGCTTGCTGTTCTTGAAGGACCGCAGCATCGGCGTCAGCCGGCCAAAGGCCAGAGAAATGCACGGGGTTAAGATCCAAAAGATGCCGGTGGGCCGGTACCTTGATGTCATGCAAGGGATGGGAGGCATCCTGGCGGATCTGCTGGACGTCGCTTTCCCCGGAAAGACCCCCGGACAGATCATCCAGGACCTGACCATCATCAAACCATCCGAATTCCGCGACATCGCAGTTAGGCTGCTGGCAGTGCTGCCGGATGAAGCGCTACGCATCATCAGTTCCATCCTGGGCGTCGAACTGAAGCATGTCCGGGAACAACTGACGCCAAACGAACTGATGGAGGTCTGGGCAGCCTTCTGGGAAATGAACGACCTGAGCAGTTTTTTTCTCAGCGTGCGCAAAGCCCTGCCCGCAGTTTTGAGCACAGCGAAACCCAAACCTGGTGGGTCCAGCGACTGATCGCTTCCGGTATTTCCGCTGGGATCTCCAAGCGCGAGATCATGGACGATTACTGCCTGGACGAGCTGATGCTGGTGCTTGACGCCTATTCGGACATCCATCGGATGCCGGACCAGCCCGCGGCAGAGTTCGTCGGTGCGGAAGACTTTTAGGGAGAGGTGAGGCTGATGGAACTGGGTGAACTGGTATTTACACTGAACGTAAAGACAGCTGCGCTCATGCAGGGCGTCGAGGCATCCATCGGTGCTATGAACAAACTGGTCAACTCAGAAGACAAGGCAGGCGCATCCGCCAACGTGCTGGAGGGCAGGCTGGCTCTCCTTTCAAGGCAGTACAGGATGCAGTCCTCTTCCGTTGAAAGCGCCACGCGCGCCTGGGAGCAGGCTGTCGCCGCCCACGGCAAAGGCAGCGCCGCCGCCAACAAGGCTGAAGCCGCCCTCATGAAGGAACTCGCCGCCTTGCAGCGGCTTGCGGAGCGCATGAACTCAGCCAGCCAGAGCGCTCAAACCCTGGCTTCTTCCCAGGACAAAGTCGCCGAAGCATCCCAGGATACCGTCGCCAATACCGAAAACATGGGCGCAGTGACCACGGCAGCCTACGCGGCCATGGCGGCCGCTGCGGCGCGATTCCTGAATGTGATCGTAGGTGCGGTCGAGGCGGGCATCGAAGCCTACAACCGTTACACCGCCAGCCTGCAGGGCCTGCAATCAGTCGCAAGTGGCGTCGGCGTCGGCACAGAACCCCTCAAGGCCGCCATGTCAGGCCTGGTTGATGCATTCTTCAGCACGACCTCGGCTGCGACAGGTCTCAAGAACCTGCTCTCGCGGGGATACACCCTTGACCAGGCAGTCCAAGCCATCACTCGGCTCAAGGACGCAGCTGCCTTCGGGCGGCAGGCATCCTACAGTCTTGAGCAGGCCGTCGTATCTGCGACGGAAGGCATCAAGAACGAGAACTCCATCCTAGTGGACAACGCCGGCGTGACCAAGAACGTCGCCAAGATGTGGGAGGATTACGCCCGCCAGCTGGGCGTCAGCACAAACAGCCTCACGCAAAAGCAGAAGGTCGAGGCCGAGTACCAGGGCATCCTGACGGAAACCAGGCACCAGGTGGGCGACCTGGCGAAGCTGGAAGGAACGCTGGCAGGCAGCCAGGCCGAAGCACAGATGAGTGCGGAAATGCTGGCCAGGGCGTATGGCGAGGCGATGTCCCCGGCAGTCGGGGCCTTGACGGAGGTCTGGAACGGATTCCTCTCCATTATCAAGGAAGCGGTTGAAACTTTCCCCGGTTTGAGCGCAGGCGTCACCACCACCGCGCTGGCCATGACGGGACTCATGGCGGCCAGCAAGGCCGCGCTTGCTCTCCAAGCGCTGAGCCTGCAGCTGCAGACGGCAACACTGAGTGCGACAGGGTTCGCGGCGGCGCTCTATGCTTCCATGCCCTGGCTCCTGGCCATCGCCGCGGTGGCCGGCGTCGTGGTGGCAGGATACACGGCTATCAAACGCTCACAGGAAGAGGCGGCAAAGGCGGCTGAAGAGTTGGCCCTCAGGCGCGAGGAAGAGATCAGGGCAACCAAAGCGTCGGCAGAAGATCTTCAGAGCCTAGAGAAACGGTACAACGATCTCAGCGGCAAGCAGCGCCTGTCCTATTCACAGGCCAAGGAACTCAGAAATATCGAAGAACGCCTGGGTTCGCAGTACGACATCAGTGTGGAAGCCTTGCTTGGACTGGAAGGCGCCTACGGCTCTGTGACCGAAGCCATCCGCGCCAAGCGGCTGGAAACGCTGAAGGAACTTCAAACAGAACTGGACGCCAACGTTGCGACGGCTGAAAAGACCCAGGAACTGCGCAGAAAAGCTGCAGATGAGGCGTGTACGCGCATCGCGGAGCAGGAAGCCTGGATTGCTGAACGCCAGGTCATGATCGCAGAGTACCAGGCGCTCATCAACAATAAGCCCGCGAATCTAGGTGACAGTGATTACGTGCTGCTCGAAGACGGCTCTGAGGCTATCATCACCTACTACCACCTGAAGAACGCCATTCAGAGCATCCAGCAGGAGATCGCGGATGCCGGAGAAGTCCTGGCTCAAGGGCTGGCAGAGGACACAACCATCATCGACCAGGAAGCGGCTGCCATGGCGGAAACGCTGCAGGCGCGTATGGTCGCGATGGCCAACTCCCTGGAAGCCAACGGCGTGCAGGTCAGCGCCGCTGTGAGGACCATTACCGATAAGCTGTTTACTGACCTCTACGCCGGAAAGCCCAACTTCAACATGGACGTGGTCGTCAGCACATACGCCCAGGCATTGCAGAACGCTGACGTAGGACCCGCGCTGGCTGCGATGGATGAGCTGGAAGCAAAATTCCTGGCCGGCGCGACGTTGTCCCCGGCCGAGCAACAGGCATATGAAAAGCACTGGATGACCCTGATCGACTTTACGGACACCGTGGTCAGTCTCTTTGACCTTAACGGCGAAGCCTTCGTGCAGACATTGTTCTCGCTCTCTCCGCTCATCAACGCCTACGGGCATGACGCAGAAGCTCTGGGCGATGCTATCCAGTCCCTATGGGAAGCTTGGCCTGACGCACAGGTGGAAAATTACACCGCCCAGGGCCTGGAAACCATCCGCGCTGACCTGGACAACATCAAGGTACGGGCGGATGCACTAGGGGAAGATTTCACCGACTTGGGAAAGAAAATGTCGGATTACAACGTCAGCCTCCAGTCCATGTCCGCGCTGCTGGCGACCGATTATGATTTTTCAAAGCCCTTCAAGGAGCAGAGCGCCGCCGCGCAGGCTGCCTTTACGCAGGTGAAGGAACTGCTGGGCTATGAGCTGACCTCCATAGACATGCTCACCCAAGCGCAGGGCAATTACACCACGCTTTACAACTCATCCTCCCTTGAAAAAGCGGCCGTGCTTGAGGAAATCAACCTGCTGCTCACCGAGGCCGCGAACAAGCATCTGGCCCTGGTGAGCGCGTACGGCGCGGAAAGCCAGGAAGCCCAGGCTTTGCAGGCTGTCGTGGCGATGCTGCTGGAAACCATGAAATCGGCAGCCACCGGCGAAGGAATACTCCCGACAGGAAAAGCCGCGAAAGAAACCGCTGTCGACCTTCAGGCCTTGTCCACGCAGGCGCAGACGACAGGCAAGGCTATGCAGGAGATCCGTGTCAAACAGGATAGCATTACCGGCATCCAGCGCCTGGTGGCAGAAGCGAAAAAAGCAAGGACAGCAGGGAAAGACTTCAGCGAACAGTGGGAGAAGATCACCGGATTCCTGGGGGACGACTTCACCGGAAGCCTGGACGACGCGGACGCGTCAATAGAGGCGATGGCATCGGGCACCAAGGCCGCGATGGCTTCCGCGTCTTCCTCGCTGGATACCATGGAAGCCCAGCTGCTCTCTCTCATCGCGGCGGCTGAGCGGGACATTACCGTCTCACCTCAGGTGCGAGCGGCAAACCTTGGGCCTCTATATGCGCTCCTAGCCATCATTAACGCTATCCGAAGAGCGACCGGCCAGGACCCCATCGGCAGCGGCGGCGGCGGGGGCGGCGGGACCAGCCGGTTCCAGAAGGACATCCAAGCCATGGAGCACGAGGTGTCGCTTGGCCGGATGTCACTGGAACGCGAACTGGCAGCCCTGGAAGCCCTACAGCAAAAGTACCGGAACCGCAAAGGCGCTAGCACCCTGTCCCTGTCCGACCAACGGGACCTTGAGCAGCGGCTCTATGACATACGCGAAGAGATCCGTTCAAAGGACATTGAGTCGGCCCTTGACGCGCTTGAGCACAAGAAGGAAATGGGTCAGCTGACGCTTTCCGCTGAGATCGCCATGCTGGAAAGCATCCGGAGCCAATACGCCCTGAACGCGGAAGAGCGCCTCGAGATCGAGGAGCGCCTGTACGACGCCAGGGAGGCGCTGCGCCAGGAAGCCCTGCAAAAAGACATGGACCTCTACAACCACCGCAGGGCGATGAATGAGCTGACCGTCACCCAGGAAATCGCGATGCTGGAAAGGATGCTCAGGGCGCACCAGCTCACGCAGGCCGAACGGTGGTCGCTTGAGGAGCAGCTCTACACCTTGCGCCAGCAGCAGCGAGACGAGGAGCAGGCAGCCGCTGAAGAGGCGCTGAATGCCCAGAAGAGCGCCGTCCAGCGCGTATACAGGCAGATCGTCTCAGCCCTGAAGAACAGGCTGGCCGAGGAAAAGGCTGCCGAACTGGCCGCGCTGGACGAGCGGATAGCACGGCTGCAAGCGCAGACGGAAGCCGAGAATGAAGGCGTTCGTACCCAGGAGTATACGGACAACCTGGCCGAAAAGCAGCGTCAGCTGCGGATCACCAAGTCCGCGCGGGAACGCCGTAAAATTGAGAAGGAGATCGCCGACCTCATCAGCGCCGAGGAGCTGCGGCAGACGCAGGCAGCCCGCCAGTCGGAGATCGAAGCGCTGCAGGAG